CTAAAAATTTCAAACTTATTGTTTCTCGTCGCTCCTGAAGTATCTGTAAATTCAATACCACTCAAGATAGCTGGGTTTCTAAACTCAGCATTATATGGATTTCCAGACACCCAGGCCCCTGTTAACGGAAGGACACCCTGCCCTACTCCACTGGCAACATAAGTTCCGTTTGCCGTTACTGTATTCCAAACGGTCGTTGCATCAATAGCACTAGCGGTTGCTACACTTGAAGCAGCAAAACCCCCAACAGCGGATCCATCAATTTTAAATTCACAATTAAATAAACCTTTTCCGAAAATTTGTGCTATTATATTAGCGCCTGTTTTTTCTATTTCATTTAATCCCAACGGGTGTTTATTAAAGTACTTACAATAATCTCTATAAGCTTCTTGTAGCCCAATACCAAATTTAAAGTTTATATAATCGTCGAAGGATTTAAGAACAAAATCATCAGCAATGGCTTTATTTGCAAAACTTTGAACATTATCTTTCCAGTAAGCATCTAGAGCAAAGGAGCTTAGTTGATATTGCGGAGACCAATCATTAGTGTCACCATGGCTTAAGGAATTATCGTATTTGGAAATTTGTTGGAATGCATAATCTCTAGCTTTAGTTTCGAAAAGCTGATGCATAGTAAGGTAAATAGGTGGAGTTTGTCCTCGATCTACATAGCGAGCAGTTTCTTTAGCTACTTCAGGTGCTTTCGCATTTGATCCTAATTTGCGTAATCCTCTGAATGGGAAAGTTGCGCTTGTATAAACACCCGAAAAAGCCCTTGTTGAATCAACATTTTCACACTCATGCCAAATTCCTGATGGGTTAATAGGATCGTCTACAGGATAGAATTTTCCCGCAGAGGCCACATACCCTAAAGTAAGTTTTCCTCTATCATTATTGTTTGTTGGATACTCTCCCGATACTGCTTGATATGGGCTCGGGTTGGGATCTCCATTTACTAGAAGCTTTTGCTCAAGTTGAGGAGCAGCGATATATACATGCCTTAGACTTGCATCTGCATCCGTTATTGAGAATCGAGGGAATATTTTATCTCCCTCAAGGGTGTCGTTGAGATCTCTTCCTAAGCCCTTCACCGTACAACTGAGTCTGTACCAATCGCTTCCAACACTTTCTACACGACCTGTAACTATTGGGGCATACTCAGTCTCAACTGTTGGGGCAGCATCATCCCAAGAAAAATATACTTCATTATTATAATATGTATCAGGCGTTTCGAAATCCACAAGAGCAAGCCTAAACTTATTTAATGGAGTGGTAGCTGGCTTCTTAACATAGCAGCTTAGTATAGAATAGTAAGCTTCTTTGTATTCTCGTCTATCGTCCTGTCCACGGGCATACAGATCTACAATACCTCCATCTCCACTAAGATCCGTAGATGAGACTCCTCCAACTGGGTTTACTCCTGCGTCCATAGTAGACGAAAGAGTGCCTTTATTTGCAAACCAAAAAGTTCCAGCGATGTCGGTAGGATCTCCGTCAATCCCAGGGCTACCCCCAGGATCAGCAGTATAAGCAAGTAAGTTTGGGTTCTGCGATTCTAAATTCCAATTCACAGGACCATTGAATCCAGTCCTGTCGTAGTATCCTTCCTTGGGGAGAGTGTATCTAAAGTTTCGTCTCCTCATACCCCGTCGAGGGGCTGAGGTGATCGCTGCGGTAGACGAAAGAAGGGGATCAATTATTTGGTCTACCTTTTCTCTCTTGAAAGTGTTTAAGCCCCCACGCCCACCTGTTGATCCTTGATTACCATCCCCACCCCCATTCGCAAAAGACATAGCGGTTCCGCTGGCTTCAAAATTCGCTAACATAGAGCCAGAAGCGTATGCAGCGCGGGAATCATCCTTATCGAGTCCTAAATATTCCCACCTTGTACTTGAGGCTATAAAGTCTTCAGCAGCACTTGCATTTAAATTTGTCTTAACAATGGAGTGCGCGGGGGAAAACTCACGGGCAACCCTCGACGCTTCAAACAAGGCATATTGAGAATCACCCTCCATCGTCGTTTTTGAAAAATCAAAATCAGTCTCTTCGTAGTCCAAAAATAAATGAGAAGACTTTCCATTCCACAGAGGTAATAGGTTTCTCTGGTAATTAGAAATTCTCAACATTACATTGTCAAAATTAGGGGCGACTTGCCTTGTGGAGAATAACATCAAAAACTCGTTTAAAGCTCCTAGACTAGTTTCTGATGTCACTGCGCCCTTTCGAATATAATCTCCAACCTGATCAGCAAAATCTTCATCTACACTAAAACATTTTAATTTTTCAACTAATATTTCGACTATCTCTGCTGTAACTGAAGAATCCTTAAAGTATTTAACTTCTTCAAATGGGGGGATTGGAAAATTAGTTTTACCTCGATAATTAAATAAGAAGTTTAAGTTTCCTGTAGCGGAAAGGTATGTGGGCCGTTCGCCTGTGGTGGGGTGTGATTCCCCTGCCATATACACACCTTCTCCTAAAGGACCAAAACAGTTCGCGGCTTCCCATTCGCTCTGCTCTAAAAACAAATCAGCATCTTGCTTAAAGGCTTGATACCCTGGGTCGGTAAGAGCGTGAATATGGAAGGGCTTCATTTGCGTATCCCCCACAATTGTATACAAATCTTTGATGCATCCTTCTTTATCTAAGGTATACAAGCGTGGAACAGGCCAAGGTTGTCCGTGATATAAAAACTTTTCAGGTTGGGCTTTATAAATATCAAGAAGAATATCATCAACAACCATTTTAATATTTTCTTCTAAGCTACTGGTACTGTAAACCATAACTCCAGCATCCTGAGCTAACCCGTAAGTCCATGTATTTAAATCTCTAAATAATGGAGATTCAGTTCCCAAAGCATACCAAAGTAAATTCGGAAGATAGGATTCCCACAGTTCTTGAACCTTTCCTGAAAGATCAAAGACAGAATCAACAACTAAAGTATCTATAGCCGCTTGAATCCCACTTAAGGTTCCTGATCGTTTATAGATGTCAACTGCATTACGCAATTGATGTCTCCATTTGTCAGCAGAATTTCCCCGTAATTTCCACCCAAGTAAATCAGCAATATACTGCAAATGCTCATCCCGAACATTTTCAATATCATAAATTAATCCAATGTTTTCAATTTCATCTGATATGTCAGCAAAATTAAATCCTAATAAGTTTGAAAATTTTCTATATGGACCCTTAGACTTTTGATCACTCAGATACAGGGAAGCGTCTATGTACGATTGAAATGCTTCTTGGACTGAATAATCTTCTTGATCAATATACAAAGGAGAATATACAACATCTAATAAAGTCTTTAGTGCATCTAGTTTCTGTATCCCACTAGTGTACACAGGCAAATGCCCTGCGCTTGTTTCTGTTATAGCGTCTGCCGTGCTAGAAACGAAAGTTTTTGGAATCATCTCCTTGTCAGAAAATACAGAACAAGTGGAGTAGTTTCTCCACAAATACTCTGTTAAGCCTTTAATCCCATCAAGAGTTTCGACAGTATGACCTAGATATAAGCTATTAAGAGAACTCAGAACATACGAAGATGGTGAATAATCTAAACCACCCAACGCGGAAGAATTTAAAAAATACATCCATCCTAAGTTATCAGCTAAGTAATTATGAACACCGCTAGGAGCATCTGCTAAAGCAGAAAGGGTAGTAAAATTAGCATTTAATTGATTGTTAACCCCTGCCGCAGGGATAATCATGGGAAGTAATGTTCCTGACAAATAATCATTAAACGCTGCGCTAGTTCCATAATTAGCAAGAGAGGTGCCTAAAGGTAGCAGAATTTTTGATTCAAAAGAGTAAGGTGTAATTTTCGTAAGATTGTTCTGCTTAACGAAGTACTGCGAGATTCCTGTAATATTACCTAAGTTTTCGGTTTGCGTCCCTGCCACCCCAGACAAAGGAAAAACATTCGAGAAGTTTGCAGCGGTGTTAATATTCGCGTTAATAACTTCTGATAAGGGATTTAGTTCTGTTCCACTTACTGCTAAGTCCTCAGCCCGATAAACATCGGGAGTAATTAACTCAACAACATCAACAAAATTGCTTTTGTTATATTTTCTTGGATTTGGATTAAAACGATTTTGTCCCATCAGTCAAGGTAAGCAACTTTGATTGTTAGATTGTTTAGTTGAATAATCTCATTAAAATCCACTAATACATCTTGTCCTAAATTATCAAGCGTGGAGTATCGAACTTCTTCAACCTCGAAAATTTCTCTGTTTAGCTCTGATATTTCTAGAGGTTGTCCAAAGGAACGATTATCTACATTCATATAAGTAAGAATTTTATTTCTTACACTAGATATAATTTGATTCTCATTTTGTTTATGTTCCCTATCAATTCTGATAGTAGTAACTAAATCTAAAGTTCTAATCAATCCATCAACAATAACTATTTCATCAGTAGCCATCTTCTTTTCATTAATCTTCGACAGCAACTGAGTCTTAAAGTTGGGGGTGGCTTGTTGTAGCTGGAAATCGGAGGCTTTCTCCAGAACATAGATGTCAATAGTATTTGCAGAGGAGTACGCATCGCGTGTCACGGCTGTTGCTTTTCCAACCGTCCCAAAAGTACTAATAAAGGTATTAGAAAAGACCGAATAATCTTCAAGGGTTACAATCCTATCTTGTCTTCTAAAGGTAAGGGGAGCATATTTTTTGGCATGTTCAACTGTTTCAGCATTAGATCCTCCTGTAGCTCTTGAAGTATTAGTTAGAGTTGCCTTATTATCATAAGTGGTATCATCTATTGCTATAGAAATACTAGGGTTTACCGCATTTTTTGCCATATTCCCCCTCGTACCTCCTCCAACTCTATACTGTATAAAATAACTCGCTGAATCATCAGGAGAAATGCCAACAGTGCCATCACCAAAAACTAAAGTAGCATTAAAACTGTCATCATAGACTACTTCAAAAATTCTATCTGAAACTCCTGAAGCAAAGAAGATATTATCTACCTCTTTATACTCGCCATCTACTTTGCTATTTGTAGAGGTTATCTTTACCTGAACGCTTCCCTCTACAACAGGACCTCTTGTTAGCTTTATTGTTTTAATTGCCTCAGTCGCAGCGAAGTCTCCTGAATCTGTTACAAGAGCCCCTTCTTGTAGAACTAAATTTTTAAATACAGTAGCCCCCGCATTATTTGCCTCAGAAGGATATAAAGCAATAAGTCCGTCTGGGGCTAAGTCTGCAACTCCATTAACAATTTTATATAAAGTGTAGGAGGTCGCCCCTCCATCCTCAGGAGACGCAGAATTAATGGTTCGAGAGGATGCAGGGATAAGTAATCGAGTACTCACAGTCGTATCAGCTTCAAGCTGCGCGTCAGCAGCCGCAGATAGGGGTCCACGAAGCCTAACTCCGATTAATTGTAACAACTTTTTAACACTAGATCTATTTCTAGCAGTAACTAAAAAGTTTTCATTAGCAAGCATGTCTGCTTTCATTGACAAGGTTGCTCCCATATAAGCAACTAACTCAATAAACATCATTCCTAAATCGGATTCAACAAAATACTGGTAGTCTAGCGGATAGACTGCTTTGGCATATTTAATTAACGAATTCTTTAGAGATAGAAAATCATTATCTGTAAAATTAACTAGCGAAGGCCGCTTATCGTCAGGGATTCTAGCTAGTTTCATAAAATCCGAGGCTACTGATGGTTTAAATGTCATGATATATCTACCTCTACATCAAAAATTTCTAGATCAGCCGAATCAAGTTGTAGAGTTAAAACTACTTTTAAAGAGTTCCCTCCTGCTGGTCCGACTTCGCCAAAAGGAAACACTGCTAACTTTTTAATGGATGCTCCTACAATGTAGTGTCTAAAAGAAAACATAATTTCGCGTTTAATAGACTCAAAAGTTGCTTCATCCAAGGGCTGAAATAAAAATTTACGGAGATTACACCCAAACTTTGGAAGCATGATGCGCTCGCCTCGGGTGGTTTGCAACAACTGGCGAACAGCGTCCCGAATCATTCGAACCCCAGTCACTTTCTGAAAGTAGCCACCTTCAGTTATGTTCTCACCTAGAGGGAAATTTAATCCAAAAGTTACTTTTCGTTTTGCTGTTGGAATTTGCTCAAGGAAACGAGGAGCAACTTTTCCATATAAGTTTACATTTTGATTAGCAGCCATTAGGTTATAATTGATTTGAAGAAGCCTTTTTGAGCTTTATAGTTTTGAAGAATCTCTCCAGTATCTAGGGCTTTAGAATAGAATTTTAAGCTTCCTACATGGCCGCGTAAACCACTTACAATGCCACCCCTGTCTCCCCCCATAAAGTTTCCATGTTTAAACATTCCATCTGTATACCCACCCCCGACAATCCATGGAGTATAGAAGGTATTAAGTTTTGGTCCACTTCGCAAAGAAAGAGGACCGTCTACTGTTGTAGACGAATATTCAAAGCTATTATTTTTCTTAAATGTTGGTAAACTAGGTGTAGTTCCAGGATGAACACCAAATACATCACTTACAGACGAGGTAGCCGCTAACACGCCATCAGCGTACAT